CCGTAAAGTACCAATGCAACACTATGACGAATTTAAGAAAAAGCATCCTGGTTCAAAAGTTATGTTCCGAGGCCCAAGAGATGGTAAAGCAATGCACACTCAAAAAAGCAATGCCAAGCATTTCTATATTGTTCATAAAAAGGGCGGAGTGAAAGAAGAAGTAGAGCAAGTCAACGAATACATTACTTCTAAGCAAGTTAAGATGGCAAAGGGTATTGCTAATGATCCGCGCCACAAAGGCGGAGACTACGCTGGCGCCGCGGATAAGATGGAAAAAATTAAGAAAGGTCTTTCTAATCATCCAGCAGCCAAGAAGGCTCTGCGTCAGGCTAATGAAGAGACAGAACAGTTGGATGAATACGGAAATCCTGTTGCAAAACCTTCTATGGTTGATAAAGTAAAGATGGTAGCTAAGAAAAGAGCTAAGACAGGATTGACTATGGAAGACGCAGCCAGTGATGCTAAGAGAGATTACTCAGCAGATGATAAGCGTGGAATGGCTCCGCTGAAAAAGGATGAGCCTAAGCCAGCAGAACCTAAGAAGCAAAAGGGCAGAAGCGCAGATCACGCTAAGCATGAACACATTGTTCAGCAAATGCACAAAGCTATCACTGTGGGCAAGCCAGTAACTTTTAAAGATGGCTCTTCTCACACAGTAGATAAAGTACATGCCTATAAGTTTTTACATAAAACAATGCAGATGAAACCTGCAGAAAGGCTAAAAGCGCACACTGACGCACACGCAAGTCACGATAATTTTAAGAAACACGTTTAAACCGAAAGGAGAATAACAATGTCCGCATGGTCAAAATCAGAAAAGCCTGTCATCACGGGTATTCCTGCATCCGAAATCTTTATGGTTGACGAAGCAGAATGTGCCGCTACTGACGGCATTGCTCAGCCTGGCTGGGTTCGCAGAACTACTGTAGGATCTAGAGTAAAATATGAAACTCTCGTAGCAATGGCAGACGCCGCTACTGACGCTGAATATGAAGCAGCAGTCGGTGTAGTTGCAACTGCTCTTGCAGCAGCCACAGAGTACAAGATTCTTACTACAGGGGATACCGACTTCACAGCAGTTGGAGCAGCAGATTCTAATCCTGGCACAGTATTCACAGCCACAGGTGCTGGTACGGGTACTGGTACAGCAGTTGCTACATCTGATGATGATGACACTGAGTTCCCAGACTCCTAATATAAAGTCTCTAAGGAGTATATAATATGGCAGATGCGAAACTATCAGAATTGACAGCGGCCACTGCGGCCGCTGGCGATGATTCTTTGTATATGGTACAATCTAGTGCTAGTAGAAAAATAACTATCGCTGATTTTTTTGGGGATGTTGCTACTCCTGTCAAATTTAGTGATACTATTAGTATAACTGACTCTAACACACAGCCTTCGGCGGGTGCTATTAGTCTTTCTACTAATATAACTTACATCAGTGATCCTGATGGTTCTGGTAATTGCACATTGGAAGCTGGTTCAGATGGTCAAATTAAAATTGTTATAATGACTTCTAACTCAGGGGGTCATACAATAACACTTAATGCCAGCTCTACGGTTGTAGGTAACGCCACTTTCACTGATGCTGGACATTCTGCAACATTACTATATACTAATAGCAAATGGTATTTCATCGGAGGTACCGCTACAGTATAATAGGATTTTTTATAATGTTGCAATTGAATGAAGATAATTTTTTGTTATATGCGGTAAAAAATTATCACAACCCAGGTTCAATGGGTATGTCAGATTTAGAAAATGATTTAAAAAAGTTTAAGTATGTCAAAAGGCTTCTTAATCGTTATCAAAAAACTGGCGAGATAAGTGAAAGACTTGTACTCAACCATTTAGTTGTGTTGTACAATGTTTTTGGTGATGCTACTACAGATATGTTATTTTATAAGCTAGATCGAGAATATTGGTCTGACTTGAAAACATACTTAGTGTATTTGCACAGAATGCCACTAGAAACTTTAGTTTCCCCTGGCATAAAAGAAACAGACATACCTCTCAATGAAGAGTTGATACAAGTTTTAAGGGCGCTGTAATGGGAAGATTGGCAGATGGATATGTAACATTAAGAATTCTTAAAATGTTATCTACTCCTATAGAAAAAACTAAAGCATATGAATTCGGTCTTGTTGACGCCAATGGCAAACAACTTAAAAAAGCTGTTACGTCATCGGAAAAAGACTCGTATTCTATGCTTCAGCGATTTGTATTCAAGGTTCAAAGAGCTTTGATGAAATCTCCTGATAGAAATGCCAAAAGATTATTGACATTAGCAGCAGCCTTAAGTATACTTAAAGAAAACAAGAATGAGGATTTAGACGCATTAGATGTAGATGCTTTGCTAGAGATGTATTCTTCATTTGAAGATGTAGAACAAAAAGCTAAACTCCTAGAACACAACTTAATATCTTTCAATACTTTTTTAGAAGAAGAAATAGCAGCCAACGCAGTGGGAGGCGGCAATGTCGATGGTATCGGTGTTGGTCCTGAAGGAGAGCCTGGTAAAGAAGCTGTTATGACACCGATGTTTAGAAGAAAAAAGAAGAAGAAGAAAGATGACAAGGACAGTTAAAAGTTTAGACACGGAGTTAGCTGTCGTAAAAAATGAACTGTCTCAGATGGGACAGCTCTTTTCTAAGTTAGAAATAGCCCTCGATAAAATTACAGATGTTTCCAATAACATTGGACAACTCTTGGCTGTGCATGAAAGAAGATTAGAAGACGGTGAACAAGAATTTGAAGACATGAAAAAGGATATGGAACAAGCAGAAAAAAAATTTGACTCTGAGATTAAAGAATTACACTCAAGGTTGACTACTAATACTAGGGAGTTGGAGACAAAAATGACCAACGAAGTAGATAAAGTGCTAGAAGCTATAAAGGATTTAAAAAGTCATATGGTTGAAAAGCACGATAACTTGGAGGATAGGCTCCACTCCCTTGAGAGATGGAGATGGATACTTCTCGGAGCCTTTGCTGTCGGGGGTATGCTTCTAGGAAACGGAATAGAATTTTCTACATTTTTTTAATTAGTGCTTGACATGAAGCACTGTTTTAGTTTATAATAAACCTATACTGACAATATAGGTTTTTTTATGTCTCTTTTTATTGATCTGAAATACATAAACATGGTATCCGTTAAGCTGGAAAAATTCCAGAAAAAGGATGACTACCTGTTTAATTTTAGGTGCCCGATTTGTAATGACTCTAGTTCTAAGAAAAACAAAGCCCGTGGATATTTCTACAAAAAAGAAAATGATATGTTCTATCGTTGTCATAATTGCGACTATGGTACTACTGTCGGCAAATTTTTAGAACAAATCGATAATCTACTCTATAAGGAATATGTACTAGAAAAATTCATAAAACCTAAAAAGAAAATAGAACCTAAGAAAGAGTCAAATCTAGAGAACTCCTTTAACTTCAAACCATCTTTCAATAAACCAGCATCACTTATAGATAGTTTAATGGAAAGGCTTGATGTTCTACCTCAAGACCATGAAGTAATTAAGTATGTGAAAGGCAGACAAATACCAGAATCTGTGTTTAATCGTCTATATTATGTTGATGACATACGATCACTTTCTCAGTTGAACGCCAAATACAAAGATTCACTAAATATAAAGCAGCCCCGATTAGCTATGCCCTTCATCAGACCTGATGGCCAACTTTCAGGCATATCATTGCGAGACATACGGGGCGGAAAATTAAGATATATAAATCTTAAGGTAAAGGAAGACGACCTTACTGTATTTGGGATGGATGCAGTGGATACCAGTAAAGAAGTCTATGTAGTCGAAGGTCCTATAGATAGTCTTTTTATAGATAATTCAATAGCAGCAGCAGGATCAGCATTCAATAAAATAGACAAACTTGGATTGACCTATTTTACTCTTGTCTTTGACAATCAGCCTCGTAACAGAGAAATATGTAAATTGATACATAAACAAATAAAGTCTGGTAATAGAGTCTGTCTCTGGCCTGATAGTATAGAAGAAAAAGATATTAACGATATGATACTATCAGGATTGACAAAGAGTAATATACAATATATAATTGATAATAATACTTATGAAGGCTTAGAAGCCGAACTTGAATTCACCGCTTGGAGAAAATGTTAATGTCAGTCAGCTTAGTTGGAATGACTACCCCTTCGGCTATTACCGGTTGTAATACTGCTAATGAACTAATAGCGTATGCAGCGAGAGTAAGTAACCCAGAGAACCAAAACAATGAAAAAACAGCACCAAAACTGTTGAAATACCTCATAAAACATGAACATTGGAGCCCATTTGAGATGGTTTCTGTCACTTTAGAAATAAAGACTACCAGAGACATCTCTAGACAGATTATACGGCACCGTAGCTTCAGTTTTCAAGAATTTTCACAGAGATACGCAGAATCCACTGATTTTGAGGTTCGTGATTGCAGGATGCAAGACGAAAAAAATCGACAGAACAGTATAGAAGCATATGATCCTGAACTTTCAAAGTGGTGGGAATCTGCACAACAAGAACTTATCCAAAAATCTAAGATGATATATCAATCAGCCCTAGATCATGGAATAGCAAAAGAACAGGCAAGGGCTGTTCTGCCAGAAGGAAATACCGAAACGACCCTTTACATGGCAGGAACTTTACGCTCTTGGATACATTACTGCAAATTACGCAGAGCAAATGGAACCCAGTTAGAACACATAAAAATAGCTGACCAATGTTGGGATGTGATAAGTCACCACTTTCCCGATGTTGCAAAGGCAGTAGAGGAACTATAATGGCAAAGAAAGAATATTTGGGAATTCAGATAGACTATTCAAGAGATTCTCTTTTTGATAAGTTAGGACTCGCAAGATTAGAAGAAAGTTACATGAGAGAGGACGAAGGGTCTCCTCAAGAAAGGTTTGCATTTGTAAGTTCTACTTTTGCATCAAATCCAGAACACGCACAGAGACTTTACGAATACAGCAGTAAACACTGGTTATCTTATTCTACACCTATTCTTTCATTTGGACGTTCCAAGAAAGGAATGCCGATTTCTTGTTTTTTGAATTACATTGATGATACAGCAGAGGGTTTGGTTGATAATTTATCTGAAACGAATTGGTTATCTATGCTTGGCGGTGGCGTTGGCATTGGTTTTGGGATCCGTTCCTCCGATAATAAGTCTGTTGGTGTTATGCCTCATCTCAAGACTTATGATGCATCGTGCCTCGCATATCGCCAGGGACGCACTCGCAGGGGCAGTTACGCTACTTATCTTGATATTTCTCATCCCGATGTTCTCATGTATCTAGAGATGAGAAAGCCTACAGGTGACCCGAATGTTCGTTGTTTGAATCTGCATCATGGTATCAACATCACTGATAGATTCATGGAAATTATAGAAAGATGTATGACTGATCCAGATGCTGACGATGGCTGGAATTTGACTGATCCGCATTCGGGCGCAATACGGGAGACTGTATCGGCAAAGGCACTGTGGCAAAAGATTCTTGAACTCCGTATGGAAACAGGTGAACCTTACATTCATTACATTGATACTAGCAACAGAAATCTACCTGAATGGCAAAAAGAGTTGGGATTAAAAATAAATCAGTCTAACTTATGCTCAGAGATCATTTTACCGACAAACAAAGACAGAACTGCTGTTTGCTGCCTCTCTTCTGTAAATTTAGAATACTATGATTCGTGGAGTAGAAACTCTTTGTTCTTGAAAGACATTGCAGAAATGCTTGATAATGTATTACAATATTTTATTGACAATGCTCCTGATGAAGTCTCTAGGGCTAAGTATTCAGCATCCCGTGAAAGGAGTATCGGAGTAGGTGCATTAGGGTTCCACGCCTACCTACAGAAGAGTAATCTGCCTTGGGAAAGCGCAATGGCTAAAGGCGCTAACATTAGAATGTTTAAACACATAAGGAGTAAACTTGACGATGCAAACCGAGAACTTGGAACGGAACGAGGAGAAGCCCCTGACGCTAAAGGAAGAGGCCTTAGATTTAGCCACGTTACAGCTATCGCTCCTAATGCGTCTAGTAGTATTATTATGGGCAACACTTCTCCTAGTATTGAACCGTTTAGGGCAAATGCTTACAGGCAAGATACACTTTCTGGAGCTTTTCTTAATAAAAATAGATACTTGGTGGGTCTTATTCAAAGTAAGATTGAAGATGGGAAAACTAAACAGACAGAGGAAGATATCTGGAGTTCAATCATCTCAAACGATGGATCAGTCCAGCACTTAAACTTCCTCGATGAATGGGAAAAGGATGTGTTTAAAACATCAATGGAGATAGATCAACGCTGGGTTATTGAACATGCGTCTACTAGACAAGAGTTTATCGATCAAGCACAGTCTCTTAATTTATTTTTCCGTCCTGATGCAAATATCAAATACCTACACGCAATTCACTACCTAGCTTGGAAGCAAGGATTGAAAACTCTGTACTATTGCCGATCAGAAAAACTAGGAAAGGCTGATAAAGTTTCTACTAGAATTGAGAGGCAAATAATCAAAGAAATTGACATGCAAAGTTTAATTGATGAAGACACCTGTGTGGCATGTGAAGGCTAATAATAAAAAGATAAAGGTCATATAAATGAAGTTAAAACTTACAGACGAAAGAAGTTATTTCAAACCATTCAACTATACATGGGCGTATGAGGCCTGGTTGAAGCACGAGCAGAGTCATTGGTTGCACACTGAAGTTCCTATGAACGAAGATGTGAAAGATTGGGGTACAAAACTAGACGATTCTGAAAAGGGCTTTTTAACGAACATTTTTCGTTTCTTTACTCAGGGCGATATTGATGTGGCTGGAGGTTACATCAATAACTACTTGCCCAATTTTCCTCAGCCTGAGGTTAGAATGATGCTTGCTGGTTTCGCAGCAAGAGAGGCTCTTCATGTTGCTGCATATTCTCATCTTATTGAAACTCTGGGTATGCCAGAATCAACTTACAATGAATTTTTAGAATACGAGGCAATGAAAGAAAAGCATGATTACTTACAAGAATTATCTACCGAGACTCAAGATTCTAGTACAATAGCAACAAACATTGCAGCTTTCTCAGCTTTTACAGAAGGCATGCAGTTGTTCAGTTCCTTTATCATGCTTCTCAACTTTCCTCGCCACGGTAAGATGAAGGGCATGGGACAGATTGTAACTTGGTCTATTGTAGATGAAACCTTACATGCTGAGAATATGATTAAATTATTCCGTGAGTACATTAACGAGAATATAGACATTTGGAACGATGACCTCAAAGGGAGAATCTACAGCATAGCAGAAAAAATGGTAGACTTGGAAGACAAATTTATTGACCTAGCTTTTGCTATGGGTGCTATGGAAAATCTTACTTCTGAAGATGTCAAAAAATATATCAGATATATTGCAGACAGACGCCTTATTAGCTTGGGCTTGAAAGGTATTTTCAAAGTCAAGAAGAACCCTTTACTTTGGGTGGAATCTATGATAAATGCTCCTACTCACACGAATTTTTTTGAAAACAAGGTGACTGATTACAGTAAAGGAGCATTGTCAGGCGATTGGGGAGATGTTTGGGCTTGAAAGATAAATTCATAAAATATTTTGCCACTATAGCAGAAGAAACAGCTAAACTTTCTAATGCTAAAAAACTTCAGGTTGGTTGTGTCATTGTGAAGGACAATAGAATTCTTTCAATTGGATACAATGGCACACCTTCTGGTTGGTCTAATGAATGCGAGTTCGTTATTGATACTGGCACTAACATATATTATGAGACAAAGCCAGAAGTATTACATGCCGAGCGGAATGCGCTTGATAAAATAGCAAAAAGCACAGAATCTTCTGAGGGTGCAGTTCTTTTTGTCACGCATACTCCCTGTATGGAATGTGCTAAAAGTATTTACAATACCGGTATTAAGCAGGTGTACTATATAAATGAATACGATGGGACTGTAGGCTCCGGTATTAAGTTCTTAGAAAAAGCAGGAATAGAAATATGTCAAGTATCATAGTAAGTAAAACTATAGAGTGCGAAGAGTGTGAAGCAGAGTTTAAAATTAAACATGACATGTCTGACAGACATTATGTGGTTAGCTTCTGTGCCTTTTGTGGTGCAGAATTAGAAATTGAAGCGTCATTGGACGATTTTGTTGACGAAGAAATTCAAGAAGATTGGTAATGACAAAAGAAAATACAGAAGAAGTAGCTGACAAAGACTTGAAATTTACAACTGCCGAAGAGTATATAAATAATGCACTAGATTATGATTCAGGTGCAGAAGATGGCAGTGAAGAAGAAAAAACCGAGAAAGAAAAAGGAACCACAGGTTCACCGAGTTTATTGCACATACTTCCCGAACGGTGACTACTACATTGGTTATTCGGGAAAGACAGAAAAACTTTATGAAAAATATTATGGTAGTTCTAAATACGTCTTGGAGTATAAAGGCTTATTAGAAAAAGAAACTATTGCAGAGTATGAGAAAAAATCTCATGCCAAAATGCAGGAGTTTTTATTACAATGGCAGCAGAGAAAGGATCCGAGATGTTTAAATTCTATGTTAAACATTCGTCTTAATAAAGAACCTCTAGCTGATTTTGAACCTATACAATGGAGTCCAAAATGCCCTTTATAATATTGTTGTTAGTTTCAGCACTAGCAGTATCGGCTGTAGCTGGTTACTTTTCTATAGTAGGCCTTGTAGCAATATTTCCAGCAGCAGAGATTGCTATTCTCTCTATGGGTGTAGTCCTTGAGGTAGCTAAACTTATTACTGCTTCTTGGCTTTATCGTAATTGGAAAACAACAAATATCCTCCTCAGAGTGTATTTTACCTCGGCAGTGATTATCTTGAGTATAATTACTTCATTGGGAATCTTTGGGTTCCTGTCAAAAGCACACCTCGAGCATAGCGTCCTGACAGGCGATAACGACCTATTAGTACAGAGAATAGATAGGAGAATAGAATCCGAGCAGAGGGCTGTCACAGATGCTGAGAGCGTCATTAGTCAGCTGGATCAGGCTGTGCAAACATTGATTGACTATGACAGAATACGAGGTGACGATGGATCAATTGCCGTCCGACAGAGACAGTCTGACGAACGCCTACAGCTTAATTCTGTGATAGATCAAGCAATCCAGAGGATTGATGAATTATCGGAAGAAAAAATTCTCCTCGAACAGGAGCAGCTAGCCATAGAAGTTGAAGTCGGTCCGATAAAATATATTGCCGAAATGATTTATGGTAATTCAGACAGAGAAACTATTGACAAGGCTGTACAGATTGTGATAATATTACTTATATTAGTTTTTGACCCATTGGCTATTCTTTTGGTGGTCGCAGCTAATATGAGTTTGAAGCAGAGACGTGGTGAGAGCATAGCTTTCATGTCCGAAAAAGACTTAGAAGTGTCCGAAGATTTCAATCTTGAAACGGCAGAAGAAGATGAAGTCGAGGAAGAGATAGCAGAGATTTCCGAAATAGTTGAGTTATTAAAACCCGAAGAATCGGTTGAAGAAAATATTGAAGAAGAACCAGAAAATCGTGAAATGGAAATAACTGAAAATGATATGCAACATGTTAATAGGATGGACAGAAGAGTACGAAGAAAACTTGAATGGTTGATTGACAAAAGAGGAAAGAAAGAAGAAACATGAAAATAACTGTAATAGGAAATGGCATATCAAGAAAGCCTATACCTATTGGCAAGATAACAGGCATGAAAATAGGCTGCAATGAAATCTATGAAGAGATGGTTTTAGATTATATTTGTGCCGTTGATTATGAAATGCTAAAGCAATTGCACTCAAGTGATTACGAAGGACCTGTTTGTTACAGATTTAAAAGTCTTGCAAATCAAGGACTGAAACCTAAGAAAGATTGGTTTGCACCTGATTTTATGAATCATCATAGTAGTGGAAACGCTGCCATTGAATTAGCAGCAGCACTAGACGCATCTCAGATAGACTTGTTAGGATTTGATTGTAAGTTAGGAAGAGTTTATGGTGAACAAACCCCTCCCTCTAGTTGGGGTAGGTGGATAAAATCTTTAATTTTTTTGTCAAAAAGATATAATATTAGAAGAGTAGTAGGTGAAAATAGTTTAGAGATACCTGAAATTAAAAATACAATTGATGTTAGTGATTATATAAAGGAGTTACATTATGAAATACCACCCCAACAGAAATGATCAACTTTGGCAAGCTGATTTGGTTTCTTTTTTAAATCATCATGAATGTGAAGTAAAATTTGAAAAAGCTGACGGCTCATTACGATTTATGAAGTGTACCTTACAACCTAATTTAGTTCCGGTCACGAAGGGAACTCAAAAACCTAAGAATAAAGATTGCCTGACTGTTTTTGATACAGAGGCCAAAGGCTGGAGAACTATTAAGTTTGATAAACTAATTAGCTATACTGTACAGAATGAATATGTCCGGTCCCTAGGATGAGTGCCCAAGAGCTAGTAGGTTCATTTTTTATATTATCTATGTGCTACTTCGGTTTTGCTGTCACATTATATATTATCATGAGTAGGAAAAAGTAATGAATGAAGAAGAAATGGATTTGTTTACAGAAATTCAAGGTATGGTTCTGAAATTTTCAGAGGACATTATTTTCAATCTAAATGTTGAACCGCATATGATTGCTGGAATATTTGCATCAATTGCACTTAGAATTTACAAGACTTCTCTGACTCCTGAAGAGTTTGAAAGCATGGTAGATGTTATTTCAGAATCTAGAGACAAGATTTTACCTCTTGATTGCACAGAGGAACCTAAAGAATTGCACTGAGGAAAAAAAGATGGGCGAAGTTTTTCAATTCAAAACAAAAAAAGAGCTATCCGACTTTTCAATGAATGGATATGAAGTAGATGATTTTACCATTACTTGGGAGAATCTCGGTCTTTCTTTCCAGGGAACAATACAAATACAAAATATTCTTGATTTGCTGGAAGAAGAAAGTATTGCTTGACAATGAAGTTTCTTGCTGTTATAATTACTACTGTGATTAAAAATAAGGAATACTATAATGGCAAAGCGTAAAAGAAGCACTCATGTTCTTCCAGAGCCTGATTGGAAAAAATACAAGGAGTATACGGAAGAGGCTGATCGTGAATTAGCTTTCCGAAGTTGTGAGTATTTTGTACACTATGAGATACAGGATAAAGCAGGACTTCCTAGTCTCAAAAGATGGATGAAAGAAAACTATAGTGCCGAGGACGTTGCAGTAATCAGCAAACTTCCTGACTCCAATCTGCATTCTTATGCTAAGTATGGATACATATGGAATAAGTTGGGTTACATGACAGAAGGACATACTACTTATCTACTAAATCTAAAAGATGAGTTAGTTGAGAAAGGCAAATCTCATATCACTGAAAAAGGTGAAACTGTAGTCAAAGCACCAGTGGTTCGTCAGAATCTACTTAACTTTCTAGATGCAATTGAAGATTCTTTTTCACTTATTATGTCAGGAAATGCTGTAAAGGTAGATAGTATAATTGAATCTAGTAAGTTATCTGCCCCTGAGTTGTCTAAAGCGTACACAGAGGTAGATACTCTTGCAGGTGAGTATCGTGAGGTACTGGCTCTAAGAAACAACAAAAATTTAGGTGATTGGGATCAACAATTGGTTGAAGGGTATTCTCATATTAAGTTGCCTCTTCTTAAAAAAATAGTTGATTTTGCTGCTAACATACAATCTAGTTTACTTGCTACAAAAGAGTCGAAAAAGATTGTAAGGATTAGGAGAAAGCGTCCTACTGACAAGAATAAACTTGTTCGTAAACTTAAATATTTACCAGAGTGTAAAGAGCTTAACATCAAGAGCCTCAACCCCGTAGACATTATAGGAGCATCTGAAGTTTGGGTGTATGATGTCAAACGAAAGAAGATAGGTGTTTACGCTTCTGATTACGAAGGTACTCTGGGCGTGAAAGGAACTAGTATACATAATTATTCTGATGCTAAGTCTTATGAGAAAACATTTCGTAAGCCTGACATACAAGTACCAGGGTTTATGAAGACTAGAAAAAATGGGTTACATAAATTTGTTGATACTGTACGAGGTAAGAAGTTAGCTCCTAGAAAGCGGCTTCTACCTGATATGGTAATATTGAGGATCATATAATGAGGAACTTGGTTAAAAGTGTTCCGGCACGGGGGGTGAGGTATTATAGTTATTGATTTTAATCAAGTAGCTATTGCATCTTTCATGGGAGAGATGGCTGGTAGAGGTGGTGCAGACACTGAAGTCAATCTGCCTCTACTCCGTCATATGATCTTGAATGTAATACGCTCATACAAAAACAAGTTTTCAGATGAATTTGGTGACGAGATAGTAATAGCCTGTGACAATAGGCGCTACTGGCGCCGTGAAGTCTTTCCTTTCTACAAGGGCCATCGTAAAAAGGCAAGAGAAGCTAGTCAGTACGATTGGGGTGCTATTTTTGATGCATTAAATATGGTTCGTGATGAACTTGATGAATTCTTCCCGTATCCTGTGATTGATGTAGAAGGCGCAGAGGCAGATGATGTTATAGGCACACTTGCAGAATATTCACAAACAGCGGGAGAATCTTCTAATCTATTTGATGAGGGAGAGCCTGTACCCTTTCTGATACTCTCAGGAGACCATGACTTCAATCAATTACAAAAGTGGAGTAATGTCAAGCAGTACTCTCCAGCACAGCACAAGTGGATCAAGATTAAAGAACCAGCGGCCGCTGTATTGATGGAACATATAATTACTGGTGACAAGGGTGATGGTGTACCTAACATGTTATCTCCAGACAATTCTTTTGTTGACGGTATCAGACAGAAGGCGATAAGAAAAGCATTGTTAGCTGAATGGAAAGTCACCCCGCCTGAAGAATGGATAACTGCTGATATGTCACACGGCTATAACAGAAATCAAATGTTGGTTGATCTTTCTAAGACTCCAAAAGAGATAAAAGAAAACATCATAAATAGCTATACCAAGCAACAAGGTGGTGACAGGTCGCAAATATTAAACTTTTTCATAAAGAATAAAATGAAAGGTTTGATGGACGTAATACAAGATTTTTAGGAGATTGAAATGAAAATGAGAGATACATTATTAGAAGCATTTAAAGAGTATGCAAGAGGAAATATAGCTAAACACAAAGCCAATGTAGAAGTTTATTTGAAAAATCCTGCAGGCATCGGTGAGCATAGCGATATTATAGAAGCAATTGAACAAGAAGTAAAGGCAATTGCTGAATATGATGATTTAATAGAAGCGTCCGAAAAGTATTTTGAGTAATACGTTTCTATTTTATTCAGGAGTTTGATATAATGAATAATAATTTTAGACAAATAAATGAAGGCTTCAAATGGGTTTTTGAAGAGAAGAAGCCCGAAGGACAAGTACAACGACTAAAGGAATGGGGAGCCAAAAACCAGGCAATAGTTCCTATTGTAAGAATGGGTGTAGGTGCAGAAAAACCTGATTGGGGGCTTCCCGAAGGACTTCCTGAAACTACTAAAATAGAAGAAGATATTCCTGATGGTATGGGAGAGACTACGCTAACACTGGAATGGCGTAGAGTAAAACAATTTATTGATCCTAACAGCAACATGAATAATCTTCCTCCCTGGAAGAGAGAACAACAGTGGGTGAATATTCTTGAAGGAATTATTTCCTCTGAAGCGAAGATTCTCACTTCTGTTAAAGATGGTACTTTACTTACAATATACCCTAAGCTAGAGAAGTGTTTACCTCTGCTTGGTATAGAGGAGTATAACAAGCCCGTAAAAAAGACCGCAAAAAAGAAGGCTTCAAGCAAATCAAAGAAGGTTTCAAAAAAATCTTAGGAATTATATAATGGAAATCTTAACTAAATTTACTGAAAAGCAAATGGAATTATATGTTGAGGATGATCCGGTTCGTCCTCATCTTAATTCTGAGTTTAGAACTACCTATAACAGCGAAGTCTATGCTCTAATAGATGAAGATAAAGTCAACGCAATCATTTGCGTAGCTCACACAAGAAAGGTTCCTACTACCGAAGACGAGCTAACATCAAACGCCAAAGAAGGGTACGAGCATATTATATCTCCCTACACTGTTTGGTCTTATGCGCCTGGAGCAGGAAGAAGGATAGTAAATTTAGTAATTGAAATGGTTAAAGAGGCTAATCAACACAAGGAAGTGAAGCCCAGAATTGTTACACTGTCACCTAAGACTAGAATGGCTGAAAGATTTCATATTAGTAATGGTGCTACCTTTCTTAGTGAAAACGATACTACCAATAATTTTGAGTATAAGATTTAACATGGAAAGAAAGAAATATTCTTGGAAAGATGAAACTCCCACTTGGTTTTATGTGATGAGAGCTTCAGTATTTATTTTTTTGTCTGTAAGTGTTTTTTGGTTACTGACCTTTTAATCCTCAGGTCTATACTTATCATACTTCATACCTAATTGCCAGCCTTCTGGCAACGGTTGATCCTTAGGAACAAGGAACGCTCCTTCGGGTCCGCAAATCCAGCGTTTTCTGACTCTCTTCTTCCACGCTTCATGCATCTTTTGTCTAGTAGATTCTTTATGTTTTCTACCGTACATAGGATTCATATAGTCTTGGCGTGTACCTGTCATAGTCTTTTTAATCTTGTCTTTGTGCTGTTCAGTAAGCCCGTCTTTGTGTCCGTGGTTAGCCTTGACACCAGCACCAATCTTTAGTTTTGTCTCTTCGGTGTGCTTAGACTTTGCTCGTGCTTTGTCAATGTCAACCTCTATTCTATTCTTAGCGGCATAGTCACGCACTGCTTCTACTGTAGCAGCACGGGTGAGCATCTCACGAGGCTTAGGAACCTTGTGAACATCTTTGTTCTCAACTATGTAATGACCTTCCTTGGTCTTGAATAGAAAGTAGGACTTGTTCATTTTGCGATTACAAATTTTCCTGATGCTTCTGATCTAGAAGTACTGTATTCAAATACCAATTTAGAAAATTTAGTTCCATTTCTTCCTCTAAAAAATTGCTTTAATATAGGGCCTACTTCATTCATTATATTGACTGCACTATTGTTTCCTCTAGCGTGGTCAAACTGATCTTTTGGCATTGTGGACTTTTTGAGATTAAGTTTTTTTTGTTCTTCTTTAAATTTAATCTCACCTTTTTGATATGCCATCAAGAACTTGTTAGCAGAAGTTGTGTCTACTACACTCATTACAGTTGATAAAAGTTTTGCAGATCCTATTTGGCCTTCTCTTGCATTTCCTTTATCGGGCACATATTCAGCTAGAAATTTACCTCCAGAAGGATCGTGTCTAAATTTTATAACACCTGTTAAGGCTCCTACTTTAATCTTAACTTTAAAATCTCTAGCAGTTCTTTGTGTTTTTGGAATTTTTGAAAACTTAGACCAAGGCAATACCTTGTATGGTTCCCAAACCACATCTTGTATTTTTAAACTATTAATATATTTTTCTTCGACTGTTCTTTCAAAATTTACTTTTTTGATAGTTACTGAGCCTGCTGCTTGCTTGAGTGAAAGAGGTAAAAGTTGTCCTGTATCTATTAACTCTCCAATCATACTATTCATCAGCGTAAAGGAATATGCTTGTTTTGCTTTTGGCGTTGCATACTCCTTAAGATCCTTTTTTATTCTGTTCTTTGCAATTGTGCTGCCAAAATATATGTCGGCAGGACTCCATTTGTTTACATCTCCAAACTTCATCGTACCACGAACAGCGATAAGAGATTCGCTGTTTGCATATTTAAAAAGAGTTTCTATATTCTGCATAATCTCATCGTCTCCTCTAAAATAAAATAGATTTTGAAAATTAGGAGACTCTATAGAGCGAAAATCATTATCAATTGCACTAATTTCTTTCATCATTTGATTAGCTATCATTATTGTAGACTTGTACCATTTTATATTTTTAGGTAACGTGATCCAATCAATCAATTGATCTAGAGAAAATCTAGCTCCTCCTGCATAGTGGGCATTAATTCTTTTAAACGCCAAAGGAATAGCTTTTGCGATTTTCTTTTCTTCTAGCAGTTCTTGTGGGGAATCGTATTTTTTTACATCTAGTAGTGTGGAGGCTTCTTGTTTTCCTAGATAGTCTGCCACCGCACAAAAAAGTGCCTGAACCGATTCTGCATACGAAGTATCATCTGCCATTATTATTTCCTAATGAAAGTTTTATACTATTTATAACTTGACATATGCCTTCGGAATTGATACAATGGTAGTACAAATTAATAAAGGAGTCAAGCAATGACAAAAGATACGCTACTTGAAATGCTATTTTCAGCCGAACAGGCACTCGAAAACTACTACACTTCCGGCAGTAATACGGATATAGAGTCTGCCGAAAGATTTTGTGCAAATATTGAAAGAAATCTGGCTAAATTTGAAATTAATGCTTGACATTTGGTTCATAACCTGTCATAATGACGGTTCATTGACAATATGAGTGAGGACTTATTATGTACGACCGAACAGTAAGAGCAACTACATCGTGCGTTGGCACACAGCTTTCACGAGCAGAAATGGCACTATCTCTGGATCGTCATGATTTAGTGGCCGATACTAAACTCGTGAATCTGGCTACTATGCGTGATATTGAGAACTACAAGCAGACTACTCTTGGTAAAATCCTATCTAGTGATAAGTTTATCAAGTTTGACATGCTGGCACACAATGTAATCGCTGAGGGCTTTGCACACAGCACTAAGGTTCTGGTTGGTTCTAACGGCAAGACTAAAGAGATCAAGATTGGTGATCAGCAGTTCCGACAAGTCGATACGACTTATTTCGGTGACATCAATTCATGATATTGATTTCCGTTGAAGGCGGTACAGCAAAGCAAAGAGACCTAGGAGAAGATGCAATTAGGTTCTTTGTAAAAAAACTTGTTCCTGAAAAGGAAGAGTTGCTGATTGATCTGAAGATTCACAATCTCATTCAATATGATATTGCTGGCTTCTGTGAGTACGTTGATGAAAATGAATTTAATTTGGAATCCCATAGCAGAGGTACTCTGTACGATTACATAACCTTCATTGCTCATGAATGTATTCACATGAAGCAGTATCTCAAAGGAGAACTAACAACCGAAGGCAAAGTTGAACTATGGCATGGGGAGGACTTGACGGGACTTCCTTACAAAGATCAGCCTTGGGAGATCGAAGCATGGGAAGGACAACATGCTCTATCTAAGGAGTTTATCAAGAAGGAACTTGGCATCACTCTCAAGTTAGCTAAGACTATGAGTCCAAGAACTCTGAAGAAGATGGACTGGAGCAGAGAAAACAAATTCACAAACGATATTATAGAGAAACGAAAAATACACGGAATAAAGACAATTGCATACAAAAAGACAAAGACAGGATAAAATAATATTAACCGACATTGATGGTGTGGTTCTCGATTGGGAATTTGCATTCACTCAGTGGATGGAAACGCAGGGACATGACCTGCAGAATAAAAATTCTTACTACATAGACAAGGCATTTGATCTGTCTAGTGGTAAAGCAGGAAGACTTGTGCATACTTTCAATGAGTCAGCAGCGATAGGCTTTCTGCCTCCTCTGAGAGATGCACAATACTATATCAAAAAGCTACACGAAAAGTACCAGTACAGGTTCATAGCGATTACCAGCTTGAGTCTGAACCCATATGCCAAGAAACTGCGGGTAAAGAATCTTAACAAACTGTTCGGTTCAAATGCCTTCAAAAAGGTAATCTGTCTTGGCTGTGGAGCACCGAAGGATGAAGCATTGGCAAAAGCCGCAGAAGAATATCCCGGTGCAGTGTGGATTGAGGACAAGATGGTCAACGCTGATCTAGGTGTGTCTCTGGGACTGGATACGCTTCTCATGTCGCATGGACATAACATCGATTATCAAGGCAGCGCAATTCCAGTGAGAAACTGGGAAGAAGTATATCGTCACATTAAGTGGGGCTACCGATGACAGTACAGTATCTTGATTATTTTTCGCAATTCGTTATTACTTGCACCGGCATGGGTTCGCTATACTTTATGGCAAGTCAGTCGCCCAGAGACAGATTAAAGGGAGGAGTTATTGGTCTTTTCGGTGAGCCTTTCTGGTTCTTCACTGCCTACATCAACTGGCAACCTGGTATTCTTGCACTTGCCTTCATCTACGCCATCGCTTGGATACGAGTGGTGTGGAGTAATTATACAGAAGTTTATGGTGATCCTTTTAGGATGGATAATATATGCTAATTAAAATAGAGATAGAGATCGACACGGAAAAAGACGCCGAGGAACTCAAACAGATCCTTGATCTGATTCAGACTATACAGGATAAAAATGATGGAGACAATTGAAACTAGTGACATGGTGTCCAAGACAATGCTGATAAAGCAATGGCACCGTGACAGGAATTTGATCGAGGGAGCTACGGACAAGGATCAGGTATGCAAACTGATTCAGGAAGTCGGAGAGCTTTCGGACAATGTTTGTAAGCAGCAAGACATTCGGGATGACATAGGAGACTGTATAGTGGTCCTAATAAATATAGCTGAGAGAAATGGTTATAGTATTACGGAATGCTTGGATGTTGCTTACAATGATATCAAAGATCGAAAAGGAAAAATGGTAGACGGAATTTTTGTTAAAGAACTTTACGAGGAAATACTATGAGAAGCGAAGTTGAAATCAATAATTTTTTACGCAGTCTGCTAGACCCTGAACAGTTTGGACATGCAGTCACGGCAGAGGTCAGGGATCGTGCAAGATGTTTACTAGAGATGGAAGCAGTTGAAACAAACACACCTGCATCACCCTGGAGCGCAGGACGATTAGCAGAACAGTCAGCAGGTATCAGCATCAGTCCTATATCAATGGACGAGGTACATAACATCTCTATCTCAACGGATAACATGTCCTCGGTGGCACATATTCCAGAAACGCTAAACGATGTAATCTCTATATCATCTTACAATACAGATACTATTACAGCAGACAGTATCACAATCACTCCTACTAATCTCGAAGAGCCTCTGACGGTCACGCTCGGCGATTTGACGGAAGACACAATCATCCTAAGTCCAGAAGGAGACGATTGATGGAAATCGAAGTCTCCTATGTGTACTATGGAATCACTCTGTTTCTCATGATAGGATGTGGCGTCATGTCATTCCTAGCAGGCCAGAAGGAAGGTATCGTCAAGATGATAGACTTTCTCGTGGATCATTCTGATAATGATAATGTAGTAAAGCTCCACATCACCGACCATGAATTTGAGTTCCTAAGCACCAAGGATTAAAGTGAGCGAAGAAGAAAAGAAAATAATCCTCATAACGGATGTCATAGAACAGAAGCTCAGAAAGGAAAAGGAGATAGAATTCTACATGGAGGAGTTGGAACGCCTTAATCAAAAAGTATTCTGGCTAAAACAGGAAGTAAAACTCACGGAATCAATCATAGATATGATAAAACGAGAGAGCGTCCAAACGGCAAATCTATTACCAAAGGACAGTGAATGAAAGGTTGTCCCTTCTGTGAACTAATAGAAAAAGGTGATAATTACGAGAATAGAAACGCCGTAGCGATATATGATAAGTATCCTATTAGTAAAGGACATTCTCTTATAATACCCAAAAATCATATAGCATCTTTCTTTGATCTTACTAAGGAAGAAAGGAAAGATATGTTAGACTTACTAGATGATTTTAAGTATATATTGGATGATCTGTATAGTCCGGACTCTTATAATATAGGAATCAATGACGGTAAAGTAGCAGGACAAACGGTTCCCCATTGCCATATACATCTAATACCCAGATATAAGGGAGATTGTATAGATCCGAGAGGAGGAATACGATGGATAGTACCGAGTAAGGCTAAGTATTGGTGAGACAATGTTTCGGTATTAAGGCGAAAAGAGAGACATTGTTTCGTTTTAAACTAGACATGAACATAGGATTTCGGTAGGAGTTGGAACTGGAAGTAGGTAAATGTGCTCCGGAAATTATGCAACAGAACCAATACCTATTATTATAACACGGATGCCAACGCCTGTCAAGTCCTAAATGCCAAACGAGGTGCCAAGGTAAATGCCAAACGAGGTGCCAAACGAGGTGCCAAACGAGGTGCCAAACCAGGTGCCAAACCAGGTGCCAAACGAGGTGCCAAACCGTCGCAGGTTCAGGTGCCACGAGCTGAGGAGCTGAGGTGCCACACCCCGGGGGTTGAGGTGCCATAGAGAGACACATGTGCGTATATGCGTATGAGCGGGTGCCGAGTCTTGAGCCTGGACTTGAGAGTAGATTGAGAGGTTGAGAGCGGGATCCGGCGAATAGAGAAGAGAATTCCTTCCGGATTTGGCGGTTTGAGAGAGAAAAAATCCACCGGGTCCTGGCTCCGGAGCGGGTGGTTCAGAAATTCCGGAGCGGTTCCAAGTCGGATATATTTAAAATATCCATAAAAATCAATAAGATATAACCTACTGATTTCCTTATACTTTTTTCACAAAGGAAAGACCACTAGTCTAGCACATAATTCGGCTAATGTCAAGACTTTTTT